AGCGGTATCACGCCGAATTTGTATTAGATCAGCCATTAAGCTGTACCCCCATTGATAGTTTGTGGAGCAGTGTAGGTGCTGTTAGCGAACCCGCCATCGGCGTTATTAATAAAGTTATTAACTGTTGTTGTAGGTGCTACTTGCTGCCAACCGCTGGCTGTGTTTACACGCATCTCACTAGCTGTGGTGTTGTAATAAATAGCTCCAATAAGCAGTGCATCCCCGTCATTGTCTAGTGTAGGATTTGACGCTTTAGAGCCTAAGAACCTGTCATCAAAGTTATCAAAACTTGTAGCTGCTGATGCTGCCGAGCTAGAGGCTGCTGAAGCGCTTGAGGAAGCGTTACTAGCCGATGTAGCTGCATTACTTTCAGAAGTTGCTGCGTTGCTTGCAGAGGTAGATGCTGCTGCTGCTGACGCTGCTGCTGATGTAGCACTACCGAGTATACCATCTACATAAGTCTTAGTTGCAGCGTCCTGTGCATTCGTAGGATCACCTACACCAGTAATCTTGTTAGTACCCATTGCAATAGCGCCAGACATTGTACCACCTGCAAGAGGTAGCATAGTGTCTGCATAGGCTTTGGTAGCTGCGTCAGCACTTGCTGATGGCGTACCAAGACCTGTAATCTTATTACTACTCATAGCAATAGCGCCGGTCATAGTGCCACCAGCTAATGCAAGTTTAGTTGCTAGAGAGTTTGTTACAGATGTTGCAAAGTTAGGATCATCACCTAAGGCTGCTGCAAGCTCGTTGAGCGTGTCTAACGTACCTGGTGCTGCATCTATTAAACTATTAACTTGTGTGTCTACATAACCCTTAGTAGCTGCGTCTGTAGAGGATACAGGAGCGCCTAAGTCTGTTAATACTGCTGCGTTAAAGTCTACTGTACCGTTGATAACAAGGTTGTTGAGCGTAGTAGTTCCGCTGCTTGCTGTGACGTTACCTGTAAGGTTTCCTGTTACGTTGCCTGTGACGTTACCTGTCACGTTACCAGTGACGTTACCAGTTAAACCGCCTACAAAGCCTGTAGAGGCTGTTATCGTTGTGCCTGTTATTGCAGAAGCTGATGTACCTCCAATAACTACACCGTTGACTGTACCGCCTGTAATGACTGCATTGCTTGATGAAAGGTTGCCTGTAACAGTACCGCTGGCAGTGACGTTTGCTGTAGTAATTGATGAAGGATTAGTACCAAGCTCAACTACTGTATTAGTAGCATCCTCAGTGAACAAACGCTTGTCGGCTACGTTAACAGCTAACTCACCTTGGACAAGTTGTGCATTAGAGGGTATTGCAGAAGCTGTTGAACTATTCTTGGTTATGATACGTGTAGTCATGCTGAACCCTTTATGCGCCTATGGGTTGATACTAATAAGTGTTAGGGAGAGGCTGCGTTAACAACCCCTCCCTAGCTATCTTAGCCGTTTACAACCAAGACAAAACCGCTATCAGGACGATAGGTTTTAACGCCATACAGAGTGTCAGCAGTGTACAGGTTGCCCAAGAACTCTTGCTTGTACTGAGTCTGTGAACGAATACCAAGCTGCTCTGCAAGGATAAAGGTGTCCTTGTGGAACAACGTAGCTGCTCGGAGCTGACCACCTACACTGTTGTTTGCGTCTGTCTCTACAACAGGGCAGTTGCTGGTGACATATACGTCAATACCGTACAGGTTACCAATCAAACCGTTGTTAACTGTTTTACCAGCAACAAAGTCTGTAGAGACATAACGATCAATACCCATGATGGCATTACGCAGTGACGGAGGAATAACAAAACAACGGTTATCCATCGGTACATCTGCATCATCCTGCTTCTGAATCAAAGCGCGGAAAGCCGCATCAGTGAACACATCTGCTGCAACTACTGTGTCTTCAGCATAGGCGGTAATACCTGTGGAGACATCGTTGTAGAAAGAAGCACTGTGAACCCAAGTGGTAGTACCATCACCCAGCGTCTTACCCAGGTTAAGCAAGTCTGTGTCGATCTGACGAGCCAAAGCATAACCAGCATCAGAGGTGTAGAATCGACGCAGTGATGCCAACGCTTGCACTTCTGTCAAATCCTCAATCATACGAGAGTATTCGAAGTGCTTGTCAATAACAACAGCTACGTTGCCTTCTGTTTCCTGCTGCACTGTAACGGCAGTGTTGATAGCTTTAGCTGTAGCTACACCACGGATAGGAGCAGGGATATTGATGGTATCGCCTTTCTTACCCTTCATTGACAGCTTTTTAACAAGCGGAGCCATAACGAGATTCTTCTCATAGGCTGCGCGTACCTCGTCACTCCACAATTCAGGAATAAAGGTAGCTGCACTAGTGTTGTCTACAAAACCGCCAGTAGCGGGATAAACTGAAGTTGCCATTTGTATATCTCCTAAAGGACTTAGCCTTTAACTCGACCCTCTGCGTAGGCTCTAATGATTTCATTAGATAGAGCTTCATAACGGTTTGGGTCATCACGCATTAGTTTAATAATGTCAACGCGGCGATACACTTTACGACTGTTAGTGTCCACATTTCCGTTAGAGCTTCCGGTAGCGGCTGCTTTCACTTGCTGTGTACGCTTATCTTTCTCAGCACTCACTGTTTGGTTTACTAACTGAGTCCTCTCCTTCCAGAGAGTAAACAATTCGTCAGCAGCTTCATGGTCAAAAGACTTATCAGCTTGCTCATATAATCGCCTACGTATATTCGATCCTTGTATCCACTCATTGAACTTTGGATTGTTGAGAATATCACTCATCTCTGGGTGCTTCTTCTGCAACTCATTCACAGCTACACTGCGTGTCATTTGTTTGGTCAGGTCTTCAGCCTGCTTCAAACGAGGATCGCTATCTAGTAGGGCTTTAACAGCCTCGCTAGGATTCGTAAAGAAATCAACCTCATCAACTGCTTTTTTCTTATCCTTCTTGAGTTCTGTTTGTGAGACTACAAAATCATCAACGATTTTGCGTAGTTCTCCAATCTCAGAGCTGTGGCGACCAGCGAGCTTTTCAGCTTCTTGGTGCATCCGTACAATGTCTTTAACACTCTTGTTTTTGTACTTCTCAGGAATGTCATCGACTTCTTCTTGTTGTTCTTGTTGTACTTCTTGCTCTGGGGCTTGGTCTACGTTGCCTTCTAAACGCTCTTCTTCATCAAGCAAAAATGCTGCCATTACTAAACTCCGTGCTTTTACATTGTGGAGATATACAGAAGTTGTGCTTATTGGGCGCTTCTGCGTTCTTTACTAATCTTCCTTTCTCGGTCTCTAGCCCACTTCATAGTAGCCCCTGGGAAACTGCCAGAGATGGGGTCAAGCATATTCCGAACAGGTGAGATTATTCTTACAGCTGTTTCATTACACTCTCTACAATCCATCTCTCGGCACTCTGAATCTACAAAGGCTTCAAAGATATGATTAGCAGAACATTGAAAGTCGAAGATTCTACGCATTGGTGTCTCCAACAAACAACTGCTCTGAAGCAGCTTCAATACTTGTTTCTAGGTTTAAGAATGTACGAATGATGTTTAATTGACCTTTACGGAAGTTCAAATCATCAGCATTCTTAGTGTACTCTACAGAGTTTATGTTGTTTACCTGGGCCTCTAACTCTGCACAAAAGGCTTTGTAGCCTGCGGTATTACACATCTCTTTGATATCGCCGTAGAACTGTTCTAGGTCATTATCAGTCATCTGCATCACCTCTGTTAGTTACTTGTTCTTTTTCTTCTTGCCTTTGCCATACATCATAATTGTTTCTCCTTTAAAGTTTATCCGAGTGTAGCATACTTTTATGTTTTTGTCAATCTTTTTCTTGATTCTTTGATGCTTTTGTGCTAGAGGCTGCCCTCTGTCCTGAGATACCTGCAAGCTCCTTTACAATCTTAAGCTCTTCCCTAATCTCTCGCAGCTCTTGATAGACAGCGGCAAAGCCTGTATTAGTCTCTACTGCCATCTTGGTTAAATCAGCTTTACTCACAAACATCATCGTCCTCCTTTGCCTTTCTCGGCTATAGCTAAACGTGCAATCTCTACACGTTGTTTAAAGTTACGTTCATCATCTGAGTCCAACTCACCAATCGTCTTGATCTGTTCTGTCTCAAGTTTAACTGGCACTGCCTTTGTTTCAGCTTCATACTTCTTAGCCCTTGCTAGGAACTCTTCAGCTTGTCCATTCAAGACACTAATCTGAGCTTCTTGTAGCGCATTCTGCAATGCTTGAGCTTCTTGTGCTGCTTGCTGTTCAGCCTGCTGCTGCTCTGGCGACTTTTGCCCAGCCTGTTGAATCAATGCTATCATCTCCTCTCGGTTAGAAAGGTTCATGTTCTCCACCACAGACTGTATCAATGTACTGTAAATCGGGGACTCTTGAGACATGGTTTGTAGCAGTTGAATAAGCTGAGATACTTCATACTCTCTAGCGATAATACCGAGAGAGCTAACAACATTAAACTTATAGTCTTTAACAGGGTAATGCTCTGGATCAAACTGCATGTAACGGTGAGCAGCTTTAGTAATGAAGGGTATTAAGAAACTTTCTTGGAAGTTAATCAACGTACGCTTCTGGCGCTTGATGATGGCTCCCAGACTCATTGAGATGCCTGCTGCTGTAGCTTCTCCGTTAATACTACCTGCGATACCAGCTGAGTCGATAGCGCCTGTAGCGGTCTGTACCATGCGCTGTAGAGCCTCTGCCTGAGCAAAGGTAATCTGACTTACTTGACCAAAGTTAAAGGGATAGAATATTTCATCAGGACGACCGTTAGTCAAGATGATTTTACCTGGGCTTATCTCTGGTTTAAAGCCCCTTGGCATCCTCGTAGCGTCCATTCCCATCATAGGGTGTACTGTCAGTGCTAGTGCGTCTATACGCGCTCTCAGCTCTGCGTCAAGTGCCTTCTGGCTGTTGTAGCCTTTCTCACAAACACCACGACCCCAGAAGCGACCAGGAACAATGTCCCAAGGGAATGCAATTACAGGACGATCCTGCATCATGTAGGGGTTCTCTTCAGCTTTCAGGAGAACGCCTCCGTTAGCTATAACCACTACAGCTTCTATGTAGTAGCTTTCGTCTTCTCTGGCTTCATCTGTGAGTGTTACAATCTCTTCGTCTTCTTCGTTGTCTGCATTAATCAACAGATGTCGAGGAACAAGACCAAAGTATTTAGTCAACCTTACTTTATCTTCTGGTTGATCTACCAACTCATGATCTGCTTCAAGATCAATATCCCACTCACTAGTGTTT